AAAGCTTTCCAGTTTGGACCATCGTCCCCCTGCCTGGAAAGTGCGCAGACTTCCATGTTCCGTAATCTTTGTCAAGCGGCGCCCATGGCTTTCCTGAGGGGAGCCCATTTGCCATAAAATTTGCTGCATTTGCAAGTTCAAGCTGACCCTTGGCCCATTTGAATACAGGACGAACGTCATGCGCTCTTTCGTCTATTTTGTCTAATAGTTCAAGAACGTCGTCGGCCTTGACATCGACCTCAATTGTTATTCGGCCAGTTATTCTCGCCACTATGCGACTCTGACTCTTCTGTATCTTCTTACCGAAGCGAGTTCACGGTCTGAGAATCCAGTTTCCAGAGGAGCGACGTTTCTCGTATTCAAATCTTTGACGCCAACAACATCGTCGTGCATATTTTGCATTTCACGAGTTGCTGCACGAAGAATCATGAGTTTGAACATCTTTATGTTCTCGCCGTCAAGACCAGCGGTATAGGTAACGGTTACAACGTCGTTGGAAAAACCAAAGAAATAATCAATTCCGTAGCGGGTTACTACGTAGTCACTCTCAACCGTGAGTGTTCTTTCACTGCCAAATTGCGGCTTGACGACAACTTCGCTGACTGATACTACAGGAGAGTTTCTTAGGTAAATCGTTTGTGGTGGCTCTGTATAGATGGTGTTCTCAATTGGACTAGTTGTACTGAATGAATCGCCAACTGGTCTATTGACCGAAAGAAAAGTCCCCATTGGCACACCAAGGTGCCCAGAGTCAAGAACGTATTCTTCAGTGAACTCGGTTGGCTCAACTGGTCTGCGGAGATACGCCTCCAATTCGCTTTGCAATCCTTCGAGAACCATCTCTGCAGCATCTTGCTGACGCAAGGACAGAGAGATATCCATATAGGTAACTAAGTCTTGGACTGATACGAGCATCATTTACCTCTGGGGTCGCAACTTTTCAGTCCAATTGTAGCACTTATAGAAAAGTGTTAATTATTTAACACTCTAAAATTTAGTGTTAACGACTCTTTTTAGCCGCTTTCTTTACTGGTCTGGCTGCCTTCTTGGCAGGAGCCTTCTTGGCTGCCTTCTTGACTACCTTCTTGGTGGTCTTCTTGGCTGCCTTCTTCTTGGCTGCTTTCTTCTTTGCTACCTTCTTAGCAGCAGCCTTTTTTGCATCTGCTGCTTGCCTCTTCAGCTGTGCTGCTCTTGCTCTTTTAGCAATTCGACCAGACTCATTAAACAGGGCGTTGCGCCTTCTATTCGAAATTCCTGGTTTTCTCATTTCCTTTGCGATAGCTCGTTGTCTTTGCAAATCCCTCTTCGTTGCACCAGCACCACGCGCTGCTGCTTCGAGCCTCTTTAGCTCGGCCGCACCACGACGCGAAATTCTTCCCCTGCTCCTAATTTCTTTTTCCCTACGAGCAACATTATCTGCTACGTCTGCAAGTGTTGGTCCCTGAATTAATCCTGGCATATTTGTTTTTCCTTATTGCTGGACGGAATAATGTAATCATTATATCATCGTCACCTATCTGGATTTGGCGGTCTTTCTACAACTGGCTCGTTGTCCACCGTCCCAGCAGGGGCCTCAATTGGCACCCAAGCGCGAGAATATGTATGTTCTGCTATTTTTCTGGTCTTTATAATTGACGCCTCAAGCATAACCTCTAACTCGTCAGTTTTCATGCAAAGGAGTGAGTCAAAATCATGACGGTTGTATTTTCCGGACTGCTTGAGCTTACGTACGATATTTGAGGTTTTCTTTGAGACAAGATTCCCACGACCTCGATTGAGACGCAGGTGCATCATCATCGCGGTTAGGCCATCGCAATCATGCTCAATTACCGGAATCAATTCTCCGTGCGCATCGGCAATTCTTGAAACATTCAAAGCCAGTAACAGTCTTTCGCTGCCATCTATCACTTCTTTAGTTGAAGCTCGGATATGAATGGGCTCTATAAAACCAAACTCCATCAGCGATGCAGACAAAACCAAAAGGTCTGGACGAAGTATGTGGGTAGCCTTCCATTCTGGAACTTTAAGTTCGCTTGCACTCATGTACTTAATATTCAAATGTTTCACTTTGTTCCTCTGATTGTTCAATCGTTCTTACTGCATGTGCTTTTGTCTTGGGGCCAACTGGAGTTGGCGAATTGGTGTCAAACTGATTAAGGAGAAGCGTTCTTATTAGATAGTTGATTGGATACCCATTTGGGTCTATTGCATGTTTCTGTCTGAACTTTGAAACAAAAGTTTTTGCAGAGCGAGATGCTTCTTCTCCAATAATAAAGTCGTTGATAAAATTTGAAGCGCCAGTAAAACCATCATTGGCATACCTGGAAATCAGCTTTTCAACATCGAAGTCTTTCCATATTCTTCGCTGGGCATCAATGTGTGGAAAACACTCAACAAGCCTGTCGTAAAACTCTGGCTCGGTGGCAATAACGTCACCAATCCTTCTAATAGCGATTGAGTGCAGTGGAATCCCAACTCTCGTGTTACTCCCAGTAATTGCTGCAAGGTCGTAGTATTCGCAGTAATCAGAACCATGTTCTTCAACTATGAACTTGAATACGTCATCTGTATTCCAATCATAAATTACTTTTGCAAACTTAAGCGGTATTCCTCTCTTGAGTTTGTACGGAGTAACAATGTAGTTCTCGTGAAGTTTCTGAACAATTGAGCGATAACGAACCATTGACTCACTCGCGCGGACTCCAGTAATGAAGGCAACGTTTCCCGCCTTGCCCTGCATCGTGTAATAGTCGGCCTGCTCCGGGAGAGACATGGCTGGATTGAGGCCAAGTGTTTGAGCGTTGATTGCCCATGGTGGCATGTCCCTGACCCAGCGTCCTTCATTACCGCGAAGAGCACCCCACAGAAGCATCCTCTCGCGCTTACCAAGAACCCATACTTCGGCGATGAACGGAAGGCAGTACCACTCCATGTCAACCCAGTCATAGTTTCTAACTTGTTCTACATACTCGATTGTTTTTGGGCTAACCATTTCTTCATCTCTAAATATGACTTTCACCGGACCTAAGCCACGCTCTTCGTGAACTTCCTTGGCCAGAAGAAGAGCCGCAGTAGAGTCTTTTCCCCCAGAGAACTGGACGCAAACAGTATCGAACTGGTCGTACACATGTCTGATTCTTTGGCGCGCAGCTTCCACGCAAGAAATGTTCAAGAACATTCTTTGTCTGGTCATGGCATGTGCGGGTCGATGAAGTTGATTAACTTTTCTGCAGTTGTGTCGCCATCAACTGCAGGGTCGGAACGAAGCCACTTTATGAATTTGTACCACTGGGCTTGCTGGTCTGCGTTATCAAAAACAATTGTGTACTGAACTGCTGCTTGTGGGGCTGAACCAGGAACAGCAACAGTCGAACCACGAGTAGCAATATCAGAATGGTCTAAGTTTGAATTGGCGACTATTCTATTTTCTCCTGATTCGTCTTTTTGAACCATTGTTTTTATTGAGTCAACAGCATCATTGAAGGCTCTCTGTTCGGTCGTCTGTTGTGTAGTTTCTTCAAATTCTCCTCTTTTTCCTATGACGCTGTTTTCCTCGATTATTACGTCGGTTTCCATCGAAGCAAGCTCAAACTCATCCCACCCCAATCCCTCAAGAAGGTCCGGATAGTACTCGCTAATTTCAAGAAGCATGTCTGTTAGCAACTCCGGCTCGGTATAACCAAGCTCCATTGTTCTGTTATCCGCAAGCGCAAAAGCAATTGCTTTTTTATCATCGGCATCTAGAAAAATAACTGCAATCTGTTCCCATCCGAGATTGACCGCCGCTTCAAGTTGATGATTACCCGCAATAACTGTTGCTGTTCCATCTTCATTTTTGCGAGCAACGATTGGCTTTACTTGACCAAACTCTGAGTACGAAGCCATGATGGCGTCGACATTGCCAATCCGTGGATTACCCTCTAGATAATCTAGGGTGTCGATGTCTACAGCGAGTGATTTTAAAGAAGGATGTATTCCGCTCATACCTGTACTCTCACATTTGCATTAAGTGTTCGCATTGCATCTATTGATGTTCGCAAAGATAATAGTGCTTCTCGTTTTGTTTTAACAAGAGCCTCTGCAATCTTGTATTCATAGTTAACATCATCAAGCTTGTAGTCGGCCCAAGCCTCACGCTCTTTAATTGAGCCAGAACGAGCAAGATATTCCTTGGCCCAGTTCGACTTGTATCTTGCTTCTTTCTTTGCTGCCTCAACAGCCAAAACCTCAAATGCTTCAGTTTCTTTTTCCAACTCCCCAACGAGCCTGAGCATCTCTTGTTCAATTTCAACCTGACTAATAGGTGCGCTTCTCATGTACTGCCTTTCACTTGTAGTGGGCTCCAATCTACTTTGTCTAAAGCTGACATGTTCGTTGCTGGCCAAGAAAACCTAGGCTTCTCTATAAAAGCAAGAGCCATCTCTTCAAGTATCCAAGCATCGCATTTATCGTCGGCTCCAGGGTTTCCCCACACGATTCCGGTCTTGGCGGAAACGGCAGAAATTACTTCGTTCTTTGAAGCGTTGCCTTTTCCGGTGGCAAACTTAGCCCTACATGTAGGCGGTATTTCCACGAATGGAACGCCTAGTTCAAACAGGCAAAGCCGCACGACTCCACCAAGTTCCCCAATAGAAAATGCTTGCCCGCTGCGAGATGCGAATGAATACCCCTCAACAATGACAACATCAATATCATTTTCTAAAACTATTTTTTTAATTGTTTCAGAAATTGTCTTTAGCCTTTGGACGCCCTTTTCATTGGTTGAGATGACACCAGTATCACCGTTATGAGAATACCCAGTGGACGTCAAGGAAAGGTCAAGCCCGAGTAGATTGATATTCACAGACAGATACTAATGCATAAAAGCAAAAACCCGCCGAACACCTAGCCGGTTCAGCGGGTTTGTCGAGCGACACAGGTGGCGTGCAGTCGAGTCTTCGATTTGCCATAGCTTTCGCTACTAGACCTTTTGACCACCTGCCCTTCTTCCACTCGGAGTAGATATTGGCTAGATGGAAAAAGATTAACACTATTTATTAAAGCTAAATAGTAAAGCATTTATCATTAAAAATCTAGCAAAAGGCATTGAACATGCAAAAGCCGAGTGAGTCTCCCCACCCGACTTTCGCACCTATAACGGTCCTAAGGATTACAACAATACACCCGTAATAAATACTGAAAGTGTTAATTATAAAAAAGTTTTTCAAGAGTTAACTTTGAATAAATTTTTTTATAGTCATTCCCAAATGAGGTTTTACAATGTATACTTTTTGCGTACCCCGTTTCTATATAGGAGAAAAAATGTCAACAGCATCACTCGCCCCAACAACCATCACAATGAACATTGCTGGTGTACTCGCAACATCCAGCATCGTTACAATGGCTATGCCGTTTGCTGGTTCTGTAACCGGCGCTTACGTAGCCGTAACCACAGCCCCAGTTGGTTCAGCTCTTACAGCAGACTTGAAAATTGGTTCTAACGTCGCAGCAGCGTTCTCGATTGCTGCTGCTGGAACATCGGACGAAGGAACACTTTCGGCTCAAGCATCAAACCTTTACTTCACAAAAGGTGCACTCGTTAGCCTCGACGTATCGGCTGTCGGTTCCAGCACTGCTGGTTCAAACATGACAGTTGCTTTCACTGTAGTTGAAGGCTAATTAGACTTTCTAGTAAATAAAGCACCCCATTCATTTTGGATGGGGTGCTTTTTTTATGTCAAAAATCAACGCTCCCAGCTATGTTTTGCTAAACCCAAATCAAAAGCAAGTTGTGGGTAGTTGCCAATCCTGGTGTGACACGGCCTGCAAACTGCAAGAACATTGTCCTCATCAAGTATCGAACCACCCTGCGAGCGACGAATTATTTCGTGAACATCCGTACTATTTTTTTGGATAAAAGTTACTTTTTCATCATGCTGTGCGAAAACCTTGCAAGCCTGACAGAACGGTCGTTCGCTAAGAATTTTTTCCACAAATGGAAGCCGTAATTCATAAAGCTCAGATTGCTTTTTGCTTCTTTTCTTTATTGAACCAGTCCTCTTTGGGGGAGC